CTAGGGAATATTGTGAGAATATTTTTAAAGAGGTTACTGGTGTAACTATATATGAAGCTTTAGGCAAGGCTTATGGATATGTAGCGAAGACAATCGCTTATAAGGTTGACAAGAAAGATATGTATGAGCGTATTGTTTCCAATTATATTCATAAGAAGAATAAGAATCTTACAAAAGATGAGATGGATGTGGTTTACGAGGAGAATTATGTACGAATTGTGTTAAAAAATGCAAAAAGACCTCCAATAATCCCTGAAAATGAGGGTCATGGACTATCAGAAGATGATATTAACAAAATAAATAAGATTATAATAGATCGAACCAAGAAAATCTATGGAAATCGTACTGTGTCTGATATTTCACCTGCTTTAAGGAAAATTTATGACCATCTCGAAGAGCGAAAAAATAATATGGCTAGTTTTTCTAAGATTTCTAAGGTTGAACCTCCGTGTGAAGGTGAATGGGACGCAGAGAAATGGGTGAAAACTCAGCATGAAATTGACGCTGAGACTATACGAAATGGATTTAAGGATATTGCGAAGATCTACGATGATCAGGGTTGTACTCATATTTGCTATGAAGTTAATCTTGATAATGGGCATAAATGGACTGTTAGTTTCAATAAATTATGGGTTCGTGACGATGAATAACCATTCGCAAAAAATACACTCCTTATAATGAGCACTTTTGTGTAACATTATAAAAGGAGGTATTGATATGGCTATTACAATTATAGCAATGTGTATTGTAGGCGCTATAGCAATAAGCTATAATGTCTGCAAAAAGTGATTAATGGAGGTTATGTTAAATGGAAAACGAAACTGAAACAAACAAGATTAAGGAAATGATTAAAAATTCCTCTCGAAAAGAGCGGAGAGAAGCAAAAAGAATCATTTACGAGCAGATTAAGGAAACAAAAGACGCTATGTCTGCTGAAGATCTTACAGCTGAAGAGTATCAGCGCTACTCAGCAACACTTAAGAATCTTGTGGAAGCTTATGAACTTCTGCAGAAACCTAAGGAGATGCCGAGATGGGTTGAAACAGGCATTAAGGTCGTAGCGACAGCAGCAACTATTGTTGGAACTGCAGTTGTAAAGGAAAAATTGCTTAATTCCGGAGGATTGGATAAGTCAACCGAGGGAATTTTCAATAATTCTACAAAATTGTTAAATTAAGATTCGGGGGTCATGGAAACATGGCCTCCTATTTTTCGCAAAGGAGTATTTAAATGGTAATTAATATGACAGCGGTGCTTATATGCGCCATAATTTGTTTTACTATTGTAGCTTTGTTTTATATTGCAGCATCAACGGCAGCAAAAGTAGGTCAAAAGGAGGATAATGAAGATGACAAAGAAGAAGAGTGAAGATGAAATTAAATTTTGCAATTTTGGAAAATGTCCAAGATGTGGCAGCAAAAAAGTTAAGACTGTTTCTTTAAAGCACAATGGTATATATTCAAAGAAGACCGTTACATGTAAGGCTTGTGATTTGTCTATCACTGCTGCTGATATTGGGTATCTTAGAAGAGTGTGGAACTCTAACAGAGAAATCCTTATAGACCACTGCTTTAGAGACTTGAAACGAGCTCCATGGACAGCTTATGTGAATGATGATATTGCTGCTATTTGGGGTGGAGGAAGCAAGTTAGTAGAGTACATTGAGGCCATAACTGGTTACGAAATCGTAATAAAAACAGCAAAAAATGTCGGAAATGGCATAATTTTGGACCGAATTGGCTAATTTTTCGCAAGAAAAACATAGCTTATAATAGAAGCACAAAAAATTTTTTACATGTGCTTTATATTTTCGGTACACGTAAGAAAGGAGAACGACAATGAAAATCACAATTGAGAACAAGAACGGCGAAGTGATTCGTGAATCAGAGTACAACCCGACCGGGCTTATGGTCGGTGCTGGCTTTGGTCTTGGGTATGGTCTTCTTGTAAGGAAGGCTTATATTCTTGCATGTAGAGGCGGCATCATTCCTTCAATTCTTGGAACTATGCTCGGAGGTGTTGTAGGTATATGCGTCGGGCATACTGCTTATGAACTTATGAGTGACAGCATTTCAACGAAGAAGGAGGATAATGACGATGTCACTAATTGATGTTTCCAAATCCCTAGCAACCGCTGCTTGGAATGGGGTCAGGACCCATGGGCCACTCATCTGTACGGTGGGTGCGTCCTTGGGCCTGATATCTACAGCAACGTTTGCGATACTTGATACTAAGAACTATTTGGCAGCAAAAGAAGATGAAGAAATGAGATTAGGAAGAGAGCTCACAAATGCAGAGAAGTTTAAAGTGGGTGCTCCTGAGTACATAAGGACGGCTGTATCTGGAGCATCTACTTTAGCTTTGACTTGGGGAGCTTTTGGTCTTAATAAAAAGATAATTACCGGTCTTAATTCTTCTCTTATTCTTGCAGGAAAGCAGCTTGATATGACTAGAGCGGCTTTCAAGGATTACTACGATGAGACAATTCAGTATCTTCCAGAGAATGCTACAGAAGCTAAGAAAATTCAGAAGATAATCGAGGCTAGACCTACACCTGGAAATGATGAGAAGACTTGCGTAAACTTCGAAAAGCTTAAGGAAGTTATCGATAACAATGAGATTGTTCATATTGTTGAACGAAATACTGGTATGCAGTATGATACGACACTATCAGAGTTCTCAGATGCTCTTGATCAGTCTAACTCAACCGTTGATGAATGGGGATATTGTGCATTAAATACCTTCCATGAGTTCATGAATGTAGCTAATACAGAGATTGGTTGGGATATTGGCTGGGCTAGAAGCATCTATGATGGCGTTGGCGAGCCTGTAATTAGATGTACATGTGATGCAAAGTATATTTTGAATCAGAATAGACGTGTAATCTATGTTACATTTGCTACAGGTCCAGATCTTAGAGTTTAACTCGCAAAAAATACGTACCATATAATGGACGTGTTGTGTCTAAAAATCTATATAAGGAGGAAATAAAAATGGCAGACAACACAAATGAAACAATGGAAAAGGCAAATGAGATCATTGAGAAGGAAGAAAAGGTAGGTTTCTTCACAAAGGTCGGAAATGGCATTAAGTCCGGAGTTAAGAAGGTTAAGACAACTATGTCTGAGCATCCGGTTGCAACATTTATTACTGGTACAGTAGTAGGTGCAGCAACTACGGTTGCAACGGCAGTAGCTGTTAATAAGGCTCTTAACAAGGACAACAATGAAGAACTTGAAGGAACTGATATTTCCAACGACGATCTTGCCGATGTTGAGAATGTGGAAGATGATACTAATGTAGATATCTGACACACGTCCACGTAGGTCATGGAAACATGGCCTACATCTTTTTGCAAATGATATTTAACAAAGGAGTTTTTAACAAATGGCTAATAATGATGAAATGATTAATGAACTAAATAAGGCTGATAAGATCGGTGATATTATTGAAGGGGTTGCAAATACAGTTCTTGGTGTTGGTTCTTCATTCCTTATTCATAAGGCTGTAAAGAATATTTATACACCTAAGAACCTTCCTGAAAAGATTCTGATGTATCTCGGAGAAGCAGCATTATCTACAGCGGTAACTGGTGCAGCAGCAAATACGGTACATGATATTTGTCATCCGTTTAGTGAAGCAAAGAAGGAGCAAATGGTAAATAGTACTCTTGTTCTTCTAAATGGTACAAATGAGCTTGCGGCATCGGCTTTATCATTAGTTCAGACTACGTCAAATGAAGGTGACCTCCTTTGTAAGGCGATTTATGAAACTGTCGATGTTCCAGATGTAGGCGTTGATATTCATAAATTTATAGAAGATGTTAGTGCTAGCATCGATATTGACGAGGAAGAAGGTAATGATAATGAGTAATAATGTTAAGAATGATCACCACAAGGAAACTATGGCTGATATTTATAACAGTTTGTCTGTTGAGCAGAAAGGTCTGTTCGATGCTGATATTGCTACAGCATGGGCTGTTGGCGAGGAAGTTGGAACAATGAATCAGAACTCTGCTTTGCTTGCAATGACTATGACTGACATTCAGGCAGAACTTCTCATTAAGATGAGACAAAAGGCATTTAGTCAGGGAAAGGCTGTCGGTGAACTTAAAGCTCAGGGTAAAACACCAGAAGAGATCTCTAAGCAGCTTCATATTCCGCTAAAGAAGATTAAGGAGGAACCTGACAATGGCAGTAGTGAGAATGTGTGATGAGTATCCGAATGGTGGCACAAACAAGCCTGTAGTTCATAGAGTAGCTAGTGATCCTGGTTTATCTGCACCGAAAACTCAGGAGACTAAGATTGAATTTCAGCCAGTGGTATCTGAGAAAGGTTCAATAAAGAAGAAGACTTTTGGCCAGAAGCTTCGTGAGACATTTGTAGCTGCTGATATTTCTAATGTCGGAGATTACATTCTTAGAGAGATCTTTGTTCCAACAATTAAGGACGTTATTGTGAACTCTGTCAGGAACACTGTATCAATGTTGGTTTATGGTGAACCAGATAGAGGGTCTTACAGACGTTCATCTAGAAGTTCAGGAGGGGCTTATATTCGTGATTACTATGATTATGACTCTTATGGGTCTTATTATAGACCTGACGATTCTTATAGGAGGCGCCGGCCTATTGATGCTGGTCCTACTACTTCCAATTATTTGCCTAGTGGTGGCAATATTGAGATTTGGTATCCGTACTATCCGGAAGCCATTGATGTTCTTAGGAACCTTCGCGATGGTCTTGGGACTCATCCTTCTGTTACTTTAAGTAATTTATATGAGTTGTCTAGGATGAGTGATATGATAACACCAGAGTGTTCATCCAGGGGCTGGACAGATTTGTCAACGGCTTATGTCAAGCAGGAAGGAAATAGTGGTATACTTGTTCTTCCGCCGACATGCTTCTTGAATGGAGATTGATATTTATGGGAACATCTGATATAGATTTTGCTCCTGTGGTATTTTTCCAGGATGTATTAAATTCAGAACGCAAATATGGGAACCTAACACGTTGGACAAGGGTTGATGACTATACAGCTCTTTTATATTTTGACGTGTTCGGTCAGGAAGTTCCAGAAGTGCTTGTTATACGGTACATAGACAAGTATGATTGGGAACTGACAACATTAACTAGGTTCACAAGAAGAGAATTAGGAAAGGAGAATTGATATTTCTATGAATCTAATGACTCTAAAAAATGGTGCATCTGCAGTATTTAATGTAAGCAAGATGTTTGTTAAGGATCATGCACCACAGATTCTTATTGGTGTAGCAATTGGTTCAGAAGTTGGTGCAATTGTGTCCAGTTGTTACGCTATGACAAAGATGCCTGATATTATCGATGCTCACAAAGAGGCAGCAGATAATGCCAGGTTTGCTCTTAAAAATGGTGATATTTCTAAAGAGGAGTATCAGAGAGCAATTACAAAAGTCTACATCAATACAGGTGTAGACTCTATTAAGTATTGGGCTCTACCTGTAGCACTTACAGGTGTCTCGATAACCTCCGGCCTTGCTGCTTATAATAAGATTAATAAGAAGTATGTTGGAGCAATGGCCAGCCTTGCAACAATCTCAGATAAGTTCAGAACTTATAGAGATAATGTTGTTGAGGATGCTGGTATTGAACGTGATAAGATCTATCTCAACAATGGCATTCTTAAAGCAAAGGCTCTTAGACTTCATAATGGTAACACAAAGAGTGGAACAGAGCAGGCGTACACAGATAAAGAGATAAATAAGGCAATGTGTGCAGGTAACCCGGAAGAGATACTTGAAAAGTCTGCTACGAGTGATGTTGCGAAGGCATATATGCGCTCTAACAACCCTTATGAGTTTGAATGGTCTAGAGACACTGTTGATGGAGATATTTTCAACGAGAATGATCACAGATATAATGTAAATTATGTCATAGGTTATAGGCTTCAGTATTGGAATAATAGACTTCAGGTTAATGGAATTGTAACTCTGAATGAGGTTCTTAGGTCAATTGGTCTTACATGCTATATGTCATCTGAATTTGATGATATTGGTTGGTGCAAGAAGAAGTATGATGAACGTTGCGATGGCTTCATTGACTTTGGATTTGACAAGGCTGAAGTAGTAACACCTGAAAGACAGATGTGGAAGGAACCTACACCTTATATTGATGAGATGTTTAGAAAGAATCCTGACACTGACAGAGTCATGCTTGTAATGAATTGTTGTGATATTCGTGAAGCAAAGAAGCAGGCTTATGGAGACTATTTTGGTAAAGACGGAAAGTTGAATTTGTTGACTGCTTATCGTAATGTCTAATTGGAGGCTCACATGAATAGTATACTAAAAGGTTTACTGATATTTATTGGTGGCGTCGCTGTCGGAGGTGGCGCTACATATTTTGTAGTTAATAGTATTAATGAAGAGAAGAAAGATAAGGAAATCTCTGATAAGGTTGAGGCAGCAGTAAGAGAGTACAAGGCTCACGAACTCTCTAAGCTTAACCATGATATTAAGGAGAACATTAAGTCTGCTATTATTAAGGATGAGCCTGAAAAGGTTGATGATAGACAGATTGATATTTTCGAGTACACTAAGAAGATTAGAGATGCTGGATATTCTGCCTATGCTTCTAGTGTTAAGGAACCTGACGAAGCTCCAGATGATGTAGTATTGGAGAAGCACAATGCCTTTGATGACTCAAAACTCATTAATGAAGATGATATTTCTGAAGATGAGGAAGACGAAGATGAACCTGGTGAGACAGCAGTAAAGAAAGCACCTTACTTGATATCTCCAGATCAGTTCCAGAATGATTATACAGATGAGTATGATAAGGAATCGTTGATATTGTTCAAGGATAATATTCTTACGGACGAGAACTTTGCAGAGGTATCTTTTAAGGATGCTGAGAAGTTGCTCGGAGGACCCAAGTTGTTCACAGCATTCGGTAGTAAGGGTGCTAAGAAGGATACGGTTTATATTCGTAATGAACTCCATCATACTGACTATGAGATAGTTCGTTCTCCTCGAAAATATGTAACAGATGTTCTTCATATGGAGGATGAAGACGAGGAGTAATATTATGGATGATGATATTTATGAAATTGTCCTTAGAGATGCATACTTTAGATGGTTGTGTCACTTTATAGGATTTGACGATATCGGATATTCATCATGTAGACATTGTCTTCTTCTTACTTATCTGTATAGCATGGATTTCTATATTATGGACGATGTAGAGGGTAATGAACAGAACAGAATTATTGATGCTACAGACTTAAAAGTTGAGTTCTGTGAGACACATCCGGAGATTGATCCAGATACAATGTTTGAAAATGATCCTTCCGTACTGGAAGTCCTTGTGGCATTGGCTAGAAGGATCGATTTTGACATTATGTATGACTCACAAATGGAGAGAAATTCTTCATATTGGTTCTGGAAAATCATACAAAATCTTGGTATGGATTGTTTTACGGACGATAATTACAACTATAATTGGTCATATGACGATGTGGACATCATAATGGAGCGCTGCATGGATCGTACGTACGACAAAAATGGGAACGGATCCCTTTTTCCGCTCAAAAATCCCACTTTTGATCCCAGAAAAATGGAAATTTGGATGCAAATGCAGGCTTGGTTGAATGAAAATTATCCGTAAAAATGGTCATTTTTGAGGAAAAATCCCAAAAAAGTGGGACAAATCCCAGTTTTATTTTCAAAAGTGGGACAGCTGAAACCCTTGAAAATAAAGGGTTTGCGGGCTTTTTGTCCCAGAATCCCACTTTTTTCTTATATTAATTGGTTTAGAAAAATATATATTATATAAATAAAGTTGGTGTAAAAAAGTGGGAAACTGGGATTTTGGGATTTTTTAGAGTAAAGTAAGAAGGAGAACGGCGTGTGGATTTTGTTAAAATTACACAAAAAGTGATGAAAAATGGTACTATAGAACTTAGTCCGTCGTTCATAGTTATGCATTCTAAAGATTTATTGGTCAAAGGTGGTAGGTTTTATGGTATTTGGGATGAAACTAATAACACCTGGAGTACTGATATTTTAGATGTACCAAGAATAGTAGATAATGAATTGTATGAAGAACGTAATAAAATGCAAACTAGTGTCCCTGTTTATATTAAAACCTTGACGGATTTCAGTACGAATAAATGGACTGAGTTTGATACGTTCTTAAAGAAGATGCCAGATTCAAAAGCAGAGTTAGATAGTAAATTGATATTCTCTAATATGGAGACAACAAGAGAAGATTACGCATCTAAGAAATTGTCATATCCTCTTGAAGAAGGAGATTATAGTGCTTATGATGAACTTATAAGTACTTTATATTCTAAAGAGGAACGACAAAAGTTAGAATGGGCAATTGGAAGTATTGTTGCTGGTGAAGGAAAAGATATTCAAAAGTTTATTGTCTTATATGGTGAATCTGGTGCGGGTAAGTCTACAGTACTAAATATTATTCAAAAATTATTTGATGGATATTATACGATATTTGATGCTAAGTCGTTAGGAAGTGGTTTGAATCAATTCTCAACAGAGATGTTTAAGAACAATCCATTAGTAGCCATTCAGCATGATGGTGATTTGAGTGATATTCGTGACAACACAAAGTTGAACTCAATTGTATCTCATGAGTTAATGTCTATTAATGAGAAGTTTAAAAATCTTTATGTTGCTAGAAGTAATTGCTTCCTATTTATGGCGACTAATAAACCAGTTAAAATTTCCGATGCCAAATCGGGGTTAATTAGAAGACTCATAGATGTCAGACCTACTGGAAAGAAAGTAGGCAGTAAAAGATATTTTGAGTTGATGAATGAGATTAACTTCGAACTTGGCGCTATAGCTGCTCATTGTCTTGATATTTACCGGAGCCTGGGTAAATATTATTACGATGAATATAGACCACTTGACATGATGTTCCAAACAGATTTCTTCTTTAACTATGTTGAGGAGAACTTTGGATTCTTTTGTGAGAATGAGTTCGTAACATTAACACAGGCTTATGAGCTGTATAAACAATATTGTAGTGATTCTTCAATTGAAAGACAAATTCCTAAATACCGGTTTAGAGAAGAGCTCAAGAATTACTTTGAACAATATTTGGAGGAAACCCGAATTGATGGTAAGCATGTTAGAAATGTTTACACCGGATTTCTTAAGGACAAGTTCAAGATGGCTCAGAAGGTAATACCGCTGTCTGATCCACGCGAGGATAAACCTCTTTCCTTAATATTGGAATATACAGAGTCATTGTTGGATAAAGAATTAAAAGATTGTCCGGCTCAGTACGCTAATCGTTATGAAACTCCATCGGTAGCATGGGATAACTGTGAAACAACCTTAAAAGATATTGACACAAGTAAGGTCCATTATGTACTGCCACCCAAAAATCTTATATGTATTGACTTCGATTTGAAAAATGAGAAGGGCGCAAAGGATAGATGTAGGAATTTGGAAGCAGCTGCCCTGTGGAAACCAACTTATGCCGAATATAGTAAGGGTGGAAGCGGGTTACATTTATATTATTGGTATACTGGTGATGTAGAGAAACTCAGTAAGTTATATTCTGAGGATATCGAGATCAAAGTATTTACTGGTAAAGCTTCTCTTCGTAGAAGAGTAAGTAAATGTAATGATATTCCTATAGCTACACTGTCAAGTGGTCTTCCTTTAAAGGAAGAAAAGAAAGATATGTTAAGTGAAAAGGCTATAATGTCTGTTGGTGGGTTAAGAAGACTTATAAACAGATGTTTAAAGAAAGAATTTGGGTCCACAACGGAGAATATTAATTTCATTAAAGATATTCTTGATGAAATGTATGATAGTGGAATGCCATATGACGTTACAGATATGTATGGTGATATTTTGGCATTTGCTATTGGGTCAACTCATCAGTCGGATAATTGCTGCAAGAAAGTAGACCAGATGAAGTTTAAATCTGCAGACGATATTGAGAATAAAGAACCGAGTTCAGAGTTACCATTGATATTCTTTGATGTGGAAGTTTATCCTAATTTGTTTGTAGTGGTCTATAAAGAAGCAGGTAGAGAGAAGATTAAGTTAATTAATCCAAAACCTATTGATATTCTGGCTATTATACAGAATTACAGGCTAGTAGGTTTTAACTGCAGAAGGTATGATAATCATATCATGTATGCAAGAAGTATTGGATATTCTCTTGAAGACCTGTTCAACCTTTCTCAGAGCATAATAAACTCAGACAAAGGTAGTAAGAACAATGCAATGTTCCTTGAAGCATATAATATTAGTTATACAGATGTGTATGATTATATGAATGCTGGCGAGAAAATGTCTCTTAAGAAATGGGAAGTTAAACTTGGAATTCATCATCAAGAAATGGATATTCCTTGGGATCAACCTGTTCCTAAAGAGAAATGGTATGATGTTGCTGATTATTGTGGAAACGATGTTGATGCAACAGAAGCAGTGTTCAATGCAACTCAAGGTTCATTTGTAGCAAGAAAAATCTTAGCCGCTTGGACTGGAATGACTGTTAATGATACAACAAATACATTAACAACGCGAATGATATTTGGTAAGGAGAAGAATCCTCAGTCACAGTTCTTTTATAGAAACCTGGCTGAGAATGGCGGTTCTGGATATTTCTGCTATAAGGATTTCTTGGCCGGTAAGGATTGTACTGGCAAGAAACCATACTTCCCTGGTTATGAATTTGATCATGGTAAGTCTACTTATCGTGGTGAAGAGATTGGTGAAGGCGGAAGAGTTTATGCAGAACCTGGAATGTATGAGAATGTAGATGTTGAAGATGTTGCTTCAATGCATCCTCATTCAATTCTTGCTGAAATGTTGTTCGGTCCATACACTGAGAAGTTTAGAATGCTTGTTGAGGCGCGAGTAGCGATCAAGCATAAAGACTTTGATTTAGCTAAGAAACTCTTACCTCAAGAAGTTCATCAATTCTTGAATGAAGAGAATGCAAAAGCATTGGCTGATGCTCTGAAGACAGCAATCAATTCTGTATATGGATTGACAAGTGCCAGATTTGCAAATCCGTTTAAGGATCCTCGTAATATTGATAATATTGTTGCAAAGCGTGGTGCTTTGTTCATGACAGATTTGAAGTTTGCTGTTCAGGAGAAAGGTTTTGTTGTTGCACACATTAAGACAGACTCAATTAAGATTCCAAATGCTACACCTGAGATAATTGACTTTATCAGAAAGATGGGTAAAGCTTATGGATATTCTTTCGAGACAGAGTCTAAGTATTCAAGAATGTGTCTTGTAAACGATGCAGTTTATATTGCTCTTAATGAGGAAGGTGAATGGGAAGCAACAGGTGCTCAGTTCGCTGTGCCATTTGTTTATAAGACATTGTTCTCTCATGAACCATTGATATTCTCAGACTTCTGTGAAACAAAGTCCGTAACAACCGCTTTATATTTGGACTTTAATGAAGAAGGTGAGCATAACTATCAGTTTGTTGGTAGAACAGGATTGTTCTGTCCAATAAGACCTGGTCATGGTGGTGGTGTACTTCTTAGAGATACTGGTAATGATATTCCAGAACCAGTTAAGGAAGAGAAGGAATCAGAAAGAGCATTTGAGAAGCGTTATCAAAAATGGCTTGATACAGGTCATGGTAAATATGCGTCAGCAACAGGCGCTAGTGGATATCGATGGATGGAAGCAGAGGTTGTTAGAAATACACACTGTGAGAAGTACATTGATATTTCATACTATGAGAAACTTGCAGAAACAGCAGTAGACACAATCTCAGAGTTTGGTGACTTTGAGTGGTTTGCCAATAGTGATGGAAACTCACCTATTGAACACGGTAGTGGTAAATCTATTTATATTTTCTCCGATGGTGTTCCATGCGGAGATAACAAATTTGAAACATGTTATGACTGTCCTGAATTTAAAGAAGGCAGATGTAACAAAGAATACAATTTAAATGATAATTTGATAGGAGAAGATTGATATTTATGGCTAATAATAATTTGCTTATTAGAAACGCAAGACTGATTTACAGAAACTTCGAGGGTGTTGGAACAGACTTTAACTCTCCCGGAGATAGAAACTTCTGTGTAATTATTGATAAGGAACTCGCAGACAGACTTTCAGCTGAAGGTTGGAATATTAAGATTAGTAAGCCACATCCTGAAGATCCTGATTATGAGCAGTTCTTCTTCTTTAAGGTTCAGCTCACATATAGAGATAAGAAGACAGGACTTCCTAAGAGATATCCGCCTGAAATCTATATGATTAATTCTACAGGTAAGCATCTTCTTAATGAGAATACAGTTAAGGTTCTTGATAAGAAGAGAATCATTAAGACTGATCTTACAATCTCGCCTTGGACTTATGAAGATCGTAGGACTCATGAGCCTAGAGTTTCAGCATATGTTAAGGAACTTTATGCAACAGTTGATGAATCAGAACTTGAAAGAGAATATTCTTCCTATGATGGTCCTGAAATTGAACTTCCGTTTACACCTGACTAATGTTTAAATTAAGGCCTGATCAAGAAAAGGCTTTGGCTAATCTCAGAAACGGCTCCATCCTGTGTGGTGGGGTCGGCTCTGGGAAGTCAATTGTTTCTCTTGCATATTATTATACAAAGATTTGTGATGGTTCAATTGATCCTTGGAGAATAAAAACCAAAGGACCACAACTTTATATTATCACAACAGCAATGAAAAGAGATACTTTTGAATGGGAAGATGAAGCTAATAGATTTCTAATGAATGACATGATAATTGATTCATGGAATAATATTAAAAAGTATGCAGACGTATCTAATGCTTTCTTTATATTTGATGAACAACGTGTCGTTGGTTGGGGAGCTTGGTCTAAAACATTTGTAAAGATTGCTAGAAAGAATCGATGGATATTATTGAGTGCAACACCTGGTGACAAATGGGAAGATTATGGACCAGTATTTGTTGCCAATGGATTCTATAGAAATATTACAGATTTTAGACAATCACATTTCGTTTATTCTCGATATACAAAGTATCCTAAAGTTACATCATATATGAATCAGGGAAGATTGATATTCTATAGAAACCAAATATTAGTTCCTATGGATTATAAGAATCCTGCTGAATCTCATTATATTGATATTAGTTGCGGTTATAATAAAGATGACTTCACAAAAGTTTATAAGTATCATTGGAACATTTATGAAGATTGTCCTATAGTTAACGGAAGTGAATGGTGCAAGCTTCAGAGAATGTTAGTTAATAGTGATCCAAGAAGAATTGAAGAATTTAGAAAATTGGCTAAGGAAAATCCTAAAGCTATAGTATTTTACAATTTCGACTACGAACTAGAAATATTGAGAAAAGTAGCTAATGAAGAATCATTGATATTTGCAGAATGGAATGGCCATAAACATGAGCCAATTCCTGATACAGATAATTGGCTTTACTTTGTTCAGTACAATGGTTCGGAAGGTTGGAATTGTATAAAAACAAACGTTATAATTTTTTATTCATTAAACTATAGTTATAGAACAATGAAGCAGGCTGCTGGAAGAATCGATAGATCTAACACACCTTTTAAGCATTTATATTTTTATAGGCTAAAATCTAATTCTCCAATTGATAATGGAATTGCTTATGCTGTTAAACGGAAGAAAGATTTCAATGAGTCTTCGTTCATTGGTAAAAAATTCAATAATGAAGAGGTCGCAAGAAAAACACAGCTTATAATAGAAGGAGAGAGAGAATAAGCAAATTTTTCATCTCCTTTATATTTTACGGTACACATTTAGAAAGGAGGTACAAATGCAAAAAAGCGAAGGAAAGTTTAAGACGGCTCTTAAAAAAGATATTCAAGAAAGACTTCCAGGAGCAATCGTAGTTTATTTAAACCCTAATGATATTAAGGGAATACCTGATATGGAAGTTATATACAAGGATCGCTGGGCAGTACTTGAAGCAAAAGCTTCTGAGGAAGATTATCGTAAAGATATTGCTAACCCTGAAAAGATGTCCCAGTCATATTATGTAAAGAAAATGAATGAAATGTCTTTCGCAGCATTTATATTTCCTGAGAACAAGGAGGAAGTATTAAATGCTATGGAATCCGCATTACGCTCTCCAAGGTAAGCATGCATTTCTTGGAGCATCAAACTATCATTGGTTAAATTATGACAACGAGAAACTTGATATTTCATTTACTAATTATTTAGCAAAAGAAAAGGGAACTAAGATTCACGCAATTGCTAAAGATTTGATCGATGAAAAGATAATGCTTCCGAGAAGTAGAAAGACATTAAACATGTATGTTAATGATGGCATTAGATTTAATGTAAATACTGAACAAGTTTTATATTATAGTGATAATGCTTTCGGAACAGCAGATTCTATTAAGTTTGAAGAGTATAAGAAATTCCTTAGAATTCACGATCTTAAAACTGGAATCACTCCAACACATATAGAACAGTTGGAAATTTATGCTGCTTTGTTCTGTTTGGAATATGGTTATGAACCAAAAGATATTCAGATGGAATTTAGAATCTATCAGTCAGATGATATTTTTATGGAGAATAATGAAACAGAACCATATTTAGCAGAAAAGATTCAGACGATAATATCTAAAATAATTTTATTCGATAAACGAATAAATGAATTAAGCAAAGGAGAATAACACAAATGGATAATGAAAGACCAGACGAATTATCCCATAGTGGCGTCAAGAGACGAAGCGGAAGATATCCTTATGGATCTGGAGATGTTCCGTATCAGCATGAACCTTGGTTTGAAGGTTTTGGTGAAGGTGGCGTTTCTTCCTCTCCTTATGCTCAGGAATTATGGTATAATAATTTTGATTATGGTGGAACTAAGTCTTATCAAAGAGCTCCTTGGTTCTGCGATGAAGTATTAAAACTTAAGAAACAAGGTTTATCAGAAAAAGATATTTGCAAAAAGTTAACACCAAAAGATGCACCAATAGATAAGAAGACTGGAAAACCAAAAGAGATGTCAATCAATGAATTGCGTTCTCGTGTTACAGTTTCCAGAAATGCAAAGCAGCAGTCATTGATATCTCAGGCAGAGAAACTTAAAGATACTGGAATGTCTAATACTGCAATAGCTATTGAAATGTTTGGTGATGCATCTAAAGAATCAACAGTTAGAAATCTTTTAGATCCAAGTGCAAGAGAGAAATCTGATGTAACCTTTAAGACAATGAATATGCTTAAAGATGAAGTTGGTAAAAAAGAGTTTATTGATATTGGTGCAGGTGCTGAGTATATGGCTAATGTATCAAGAACTAAACTTAATGCTGCAGTATCTGGTCTTGTCGATGAAGGTTATAAGATTCATTACTTAAAAGTCACACAGCTTGGAACAGGAGAAAGCACATCTCTTAAAGTACTTGGTCCTCCTGGTTCAACATATAAAGAAGCTAATGCTGCTAAGAATGATGCAAAGATTGGAACACTTGGTGATTATTACTTCGATGATAAAGGTAAGACATTCTTAGGAATTAAAGATCCTGTTTCTATTGATTCTAAGCGTATTGATATTTGTGCTGCAGAAGAAGGTGGAAAGTTAAAGGATGGTCTTATTGAACTTCGTCGAGGCGTTGACGACTTATCAATTGGTAATTCAAAGTATGCTCAGGTTAGAATAGCTGTTGATGGTAAATATTACATTAAAGGAATGGCTGTTTATGCAGACGATCTTCCGAAAGGTATTGATATTCGTGTAAATTCTAACAAGTCAAGAGCCAAACTTGGTGATGATCCTACTGGATATTTGAAACTTATGAAAGGTCTCGAATATGCAAAGGATGCCAACGGTAAAGAAACCAAAAAGATAATTGGTAAAGTTGACAAAGATAATCCTTTTGGCGCATCAATTAAGGAATCTCATGATGAGAATGCTACAGAAGAAGATATTAAGCTTCTTGCTGGTGGCCAATATGAGTATCTTGGAAAAGATGGAAAGAAACATTTAGGTGCAATCAATAAAGTTAATGAAGAAGGTGACTGGTCTAAGTGGTCAAGGAATCTTGCTAGTGAATTCTTAGCTAAACAGCCAGTTCCTCTTGTTAAAAGACAGCTTGATGTAGCTTATAAAGCAAAACAAGAAGAATTTGATAGAATTAATGAACTTACAAACCCTGTTGTTAAAAAGAGATTGATGGAATCATTTGCAGATGAGTGTGATTCAGATGCAGTCAATCTCAAAGCAGCAGCAATGCCAAGACAAGCAACATCTGTAATATTACCTTCTAAAACTTTGAAAGATGGTCAGATTTATGCTACTAATTTTAAAGAAGGCGAAGAGGTAATACTTATTAGATATCCTCATGGTGGTAAGTTTGAGATTCCACATCTTAAAGTAACTCATCGTAATGCTGAGTGCAAAAAGATGATAGGAACAAATCCAAAAGATGCTGTATGTATTAATTCTAAAACAGCTGCTCAGCTTTCTGGTGCAGACTTCGATGGTGATACAGTTCTTGTCATACCTAATAATAATCATTCAATTCAGCATCAGAATCCTCTTGATGGATTAAAAGATTTTGATACAGGAATCTATAAAGCATATCCTGGAATGCCAAAGGTTAAGCATCAAGCAATGCAAACTGAAATGGGCAAGATAACAAATCTTATAACAGATATGACAATCAAGGGTGCTGGTAATGATGAATTAGCTAGAGCAGTAAAACATTCAATGGTTGTTATTGATGCTGAAAAGCATAATCTTGATTATAAGAGATCTTATGAAGAGAATGGAATTGCAGCATTAAAAGAATATTATCAAGGTGGAGCAAACAAAGGCGCTTCTACATTGATATCTAGAGCCAAATCAGAAGTTAGAGTTCCAGATAGGAAACGCTCGTTGATGTCTGAAGGAGGCCCAACAGATCCAGTTACTGGTGAAAAACGATGGACAGAGAAATCACCAAAAGATTCAACTTATAAACAATTAAAGACTAGAGTTGCTACCAAAAAAGATATTGCTAATGGCGCTAAACCTGGAAGCAAAGTTCCAGTATTAGATGAAAATGGCAATGAGATTTGGGAAGATAGAAGACGAACGATAAAGTCTACTAAGATGTATGAAGCAAAAGATGCATATGAATTATCATCTGGAACAAGAGTTGAAAATGCATATGCTGATTATGCTAACAACATGAAGAAACTTGGCAATAAAGCTCGTCTTGTCTCAATGAATACTCCTAAAATGAAATATGACCCTGAAGCAGCTATTAAATACAAAGAAGAAGTTGAAGATCTTAAAGCTGCTAATAATCTGGCTAAGATGAACTCCCCTAAAGAAAGACAAGCTCAGATTCTTGGTAATAAAATATTTAATGCTAAGAAAAGAGATAATCCAGATAGGAAGGATGACAAGGATTGGCTTAAGAAGATGAAGGGTCAGGCTATTAGTGGAGCCAGATCTAAAGTTGGTGCCAAGAAGCAGACAGTAAACATAACACCTAAGCAATGGGAAGCAATCCAAGCAGGTGCTGTTAGACAAACTCTTTTGGAAGACATTCTAAAAAATACATCACTGGATGTGATACAGTCCTATGCTACTCCATATAAGGAGACACCAATAGACCCTGCTAGGACAAGTAGGGTAAAGTCCCTATTAAATATGGGATATACCCAAGCCTATATAGCCGAGCAGTTAGGAATCTCGGCCTCTACTGTAAATAAGATAGCCAATGGATAAAGGAGGGTACTCATGGAAAACGAAATAAAACCCATGCTGTTAACAACCTCTGATAACCCCTTCAATCCATTTACCCAGCCCACAGAATGGGAGGCATATGACAGTGATCATGGCTACCATTGTAGAGAGTATCTCGCTAGGGTTGCATTTGTTTCACCTGATCTACCAGATGACGAGTATACCCAAGCAGTAAATGATGCAGTACTTAGTATTATAGCATTCAATAGTAAGTACCCTGATCCTGTACTACCAGAAGGTGTTACCTATGAGGTAGCAGTAGAAAACAATTAAAAGTTTATTGCAACATTGAAATGAATTAAAGAAGCTTTTTATTAATTGTTTCTTTAATTCTTTCTTTGTTGCTTTAACTTTTGTTTTTCTTTTCTTTTGTACATAATTAAATTAAAGAAAAAAGCAAATGATTTGAATTGCAAGGTTGTCTGGTTCTTGTAATTAAAAAATAATTCATTGTTTTCCCCTTTCTTTTGAATCGTTTGTTTGAATCATTTGCTTTCTTGTTTAATTTAGTTTGTAAAAAAGAAATGAACACAAAGACCACCTTAACCTGTTACATTCAAAACAGGGAGGGGGGTCTCGAAAAATATACCCCCCTTATGCAT